ATGAAGAACTATAATAATACCATGATCTATGGTAAGGCAGTAATACAAAACGAAGCCGGAATGAATTCTATAAAGAAGAAAATACATAAATATGGAAAGATGATCCGCAGGTATTTAAGACCAATAAGCCAATTGGAATTAGAGGCTGTCCAGGAGCATCCTGATGCAATTAAATATATCAGCAATCCCTCTGAACGGGCACAAATGGCAGCCGTTACAAGAGATGCATCTTGGAAGTCGACACCCCTCTTTTTTAGGACTTACAATATAAGTATTGTAACTTATTGAATAATAACGCATTAATCTAATGTGTCATTACAGGGTTATCAGCCCGAAAGCTGATTTTAGGCAAAATAACCCTTTTTTGGTAGAAATCCCTACTCTGTGATGTAGGCTTTCATGTAGTCCGATTAAGGTCAACCAAGGTAAACCAAGGACAACTGATGCCAAATGGACACAATTAAATTAATGCGTTATGTTTTCATGTAACATCAAGGGGAAGGAGAACCCCAAAGACCCCCAGTTAGTGAAACTGGAGATGATTTTCTTCAAAACAGGTTATGCAAGGGTACCGAAAGTGTTAAGCATTACCGGTCCCTTCAAAGAGTGGGACAACGAAACTCAGAGTTTCACCTCCAAATCGTCTGAGGCGTTAGAAAAAAACAAGCGACTGCTTGACCTCAAAACGAAGTATCTGAAAGTGGCTGAAGATTGGGAGGCGGAAAACAAATCATGGGCTCCCGTACAATGGTCGCACCACTTCGATGTGGGAGAACAAAGAAAACTTGAAGTAAAAGTAATTTCTGTGGCTAAAGCGCTCGATCTCATTATTGAGCAAATCAGTAGCAGACAGCGTATCAAACACGGACGGGTGTTATCCAGTGTCGGCACAGCACGTAATTACAAAGATTTACGCACGACACTGAATGAATTTACCCTTCAAAAATACGGACGGGCATTCTCAACCTATTACTTCGATGAAATCACATCCCAATTCGTCAACGACTATGTATTTTTCATCCAAAAGCGTGCGGCAGAGAGAGGTAACGAAGGCAACTTACATGGTCGTCTTCGTAGATTCTACGGCTTACTTTACTATGCGCACAAAATGCGTATCCCCAATGTAGACCTTACAGTCTGTGAACAGGCACGACCCAAGGCAAAGGCAAAGCCATTTGTCCCCAAAACCTTACCGGCAGATGTAATTACTAAAATTGAGAACATCGACAGAAGTGTCTTTTCCCGGTTGGAGCTATTTCACATTGACCTCTTTCTATTCAGTTTTTACACCGGAGGTATGGCTAACATCGACGTGGCGTACCTCACCAAAGATTGTATTGACGAAGACGGCAGACTCAACTACGAACGTATCAAATTCCCTAAAACAGCCCGTATGAAATTCAATGCCAAAGCCCAGGCTATCGTTGACCGTTACAAAGACAAATGCTATGGAGATTATCTTTTACCGGTATTCTCCCACAAACACAAGACGGAAGCGCAGCAAAGAGGCCGCCTGAAACGCTTGTGCGACAAAGTGAACAAAACGCTGAAGAAAGTGAAAGCATTCATAAAGTATAAAGGTCCGTTAACCTGGTACTCGGCTCGTGGTACATTTATCTCCATGATGATAGACAACAACATACACCCGATAGTAGTCGCTCAAATGGCGGGTAACAGCCCTAACACCATTTACAAACACTATTTCAAAAACACCAAGGAAGAAGTGATAGACAAAGAAGTTGAAAAGGCTTACGGTTGTTAAATCAGAACGAAGGACATCCCCGAAGATGTCCTTTGTCATTTAATAATTTTACGAGCAATCCAAAGGAATACCAAAAAAATAAAAAACAAAACCCCCCCCACCACAACCAATGCCAACCACACCGGCACTCCTAAACCAAAACTAAGTACAAACACAAAACCCTCCGCAAAGCCAAAAGGATTGATAGAGCTCAGTTCAAAACCATCGGTTTTAGGTGCCATAGCATAAGTCAGCCCGCTAAACAACAATATCACCCCCAAGGCTGATATTGCGCACGTTTTCAGATTATATTTCGTAAATATTATTCACTTCCCTTCTTCACGTTATCCATAAATTCCTTTGCCGGTTTAAATGCCGGAACGGAATGGGCGGGAATAACGATAGTGGTATTCTTGGAAATATTGCGGGCCACCTTCTCGGCACGATGCTTAACCTGGAAAGTCCCGAATCCCCTTAAATAAACATTCTCGCCCGAGGCGATTGATTTTTTTACATTCTCCATAAATGCCTCGATAACATTAGCAACCACAACCCGTTCTGTGCCGGTGGAGGTAGCAATATTCCTGATAATTTCTGCTTTAGTCATTTCCTCATTTTTTAGGATTAGATGCGCAAAGATAATGCTTTAAATGAGAAAAACAGCATATTGGTAGCACCTAAAATTATCCTCTAAAGCCTGTTAGTTCATTCATATATACATACTTATATATGATGATACTCCTGCTATTCAAAAGGATAAAACCTGCCTCTTCACTCAGGGTTTCGGAGACTAAAAAAATCACAGATTGATATAAATAAGAGTTCAATAAAGAAAACTAGTATCCGTCATTCGCTCTTCTTTGCTTTATTAACCAGAGAAAAATCCTGCGAACAACAAATAAGTTGTCGTTTAGCATAAAAATAACGCATATAATTATACTTTCCTTCTTCTTTAGCAGTCAGTGCAGAGAACTTACAATCACGTTCCCGCTTATTTTGAAAATAGTTGCAATCCCAGATAACCAGAACTATATTTTTACTGATAGGAAAAGATAATTCACTTCCATAACAGGCTAGTCCATCATAAGTCATTCGCACATTGGGAACATGATGATTTGCTACGATAGAATAATCAGAAGTAAAAATATTGTCTGACGGTGAAATATAAAACTCCCAATAATTCCTCTCTAAAGCCCTTGCAAAAGATTCTATTAATTCCAAATTGTAAAAAGAAAACTGTGCATGTTCAATAACCGGATCAATTTTATACCCAACATCCAAATCATTGTATGAAGGATTATTATTTTCAATGGCTAACCCGGCTTTTAGTATTCTAATTAGCTGCGGCATAATTTCATGATTCATTTGCTCATATCTATTTCTCGTTTCCGGAGTTCTAAACCACTGGATAGTGAAATAGTTGGCAAATTCATATTTCTCTTCCGGACTTAATACAATTTCCTCCGTTTCGTTTTCTTTCCACTCCTTAGATTTCCCTACAATTCTATTCAATAAAGAATTATAATAAGGCTCCACATTTTTAGCAAAAAACTCACATTCTAAAAAAAGTTTATCTGCTTTCTGATCCATAGGTTCCGGTAAAGTATAAAAATCCTGAAGACAGCAAGTTTTATCTATCGCTTGTTGGTAAGTTTTGGAAATACTCTTGTCATATATCCATAAAAATTTCCCGTTAGATGAAAAATTTCTAAGGTAACATTGTGGAATATAATGATGGGCTCTATGTGCTTTTGGATTTTTACTCATAACCATTGAATTTACGCACCAAAGATACCAAAATATATGAAGCCTATCCTTATTCAAAAGCAAACATATAGTTTTTGAACTCAATCCAAAACATAATTAACATCTTCCAATAACCGGCGGCAAATTCACATAACAGCTTTCCGAAATCAAAGAAGCCATAATCACCATCCCATCCCTGAGTATGAAATGCAGCATATCATCTTGTCTTTCAACCCTGCTGATTTCTACAAAAGTCACTGGAAACGGTTGATTATGCCCACGGAAAATCAAACCTTCACGTCCGTACCGGAAGCTACTGACCTCCGGGTAATCCTGAAGGAACTGCTTCACCGGGCTTTGAATAGAAAAATAGCCTTTTATTTCCTCGTACATATTCCACGCCTCAACACCGCTTTGCTCTGCCTGCTCCAAAATCGGCATTTTACCATTCCCATAAACTACTATCTCCGAACTATTCTCTATAAGGAAAGCATGAACTTCCTTTTCAGAAACAACTAAACGGCCGGAAGCCGCCTCAAGAATCCGTTTATGACGTAACGGTACATTCACACAATCCTCTGTCACGGCATATAGACGAATATCTTCATGTGCATCGGCATATTCCAGTACCGCCTCTGCTGCCACGATTTCAAACCTGTTCCTCAATGCCGAAAGAAAAGTATCCTTCCCCTCCTTATAAAGTTCTTCAACGACATAGAACAGTTCTGTCCGGAGAACGTTTTCCAGATTCCTGTCCGAAGCATTTTGCCGGGTGGCCCAATCACCGCTACCCGCAAAACTCACTGTTTTTTTCTTTTTAATCTTCATCCTGCTCGGTCTTTCAGGGAATTAATATATAGGGAAAGTCTATAAAAAGCACGGAACCAACAAGACCTCCCCAGGTGCGACCAAGCAACCTACAAGACACAAGCCAGCTCCGTGCTATGAACTAACACGTGCCGTCTAATGTCTTGTTACTGTTATACTCTCATTTCTTGGTCGCTTTTGGGAGGTTAAACAGCTATTCGTATGTTATTGTTTCGAAATCTATTCTATAAGCATTCGTTTTTTCAATTAACAATGCAAATTTAATCAAATTCGTCAAACACCGGGCACTTATATACGAAATTTAAGTCAGCCACGGATTTTTATAAGGGTCGAACTCAGTCTGGAATGTCGTTAGCTGCCAATCCGTTACCGGTTTCTTGTCTTCGGCCAGCTTACGGGGAATCTGGGGGTTAAGCCTCAGTTTGGAAGCATCATTCAACCACTTCATCGAATCCTCATAATCTTTCATCCGTATTGCACTGACATTATTCGGTGCAATCAGTTTCGTCAGTTCATACACAGCCAGCCGTACCATGTGTTTCTTGATATTAAAATTCCGTGGATCATTCAGCGCAATATTATGGCCAACTATCGGCACATCCGCATTCACATCCATGCCCGGATAAAACACCCGTCCCTCATACACCACATATTCATGCTCTTCCAGCTCATAATCATTGTATCCGGCATCATAATCGGCCACAGCCCCCCAGCAATCCGAATCCATCGGGTTTATATTATTATCAAACCCTTCCAGCGTCAGCAAAGTGTAGAAAGCCCCCTCGAACGATACCACATCCCATACTTCATAAGAGATAGGCAGCCACTCCGAAGTTTCTTTTTCCAGCCACCCGGCAACCATAGGAATGCGTACATCACCGAACTGGTAGCCGTTATCTTCCACGCAGCAGAAAACCACATCATTGTATTTCACTATATCTCCGGCATGGTAGGTGCTGAATTGGGAGTACCGGACGACCTCTTCGATATTGAGGTTAAAATCGTCATGCTCTTTCCAATATGTTTTATTAGCTGGGGCTTTGTACCCGCTAATCGAACGGATGACTTCGTAAATCCGCCCTTCCATATAGATAAAAGCACCGGTTGGAAAAGTTATTCGGCGGTCATGTTCCGCAATATACTTTCCCCGGTTTAACTCCTGTTCTATCTCATAGTTTTCACTGAGATATTCGGTAATACTCATTTCTGCGGATTCTTCCGCTTGTATAAAGCGTTCCGGATTGTTACGGGTCATTTGCGAGAGTGCTTCTACCGTAATCACACCCAAGTAATCCGAATCATTCAAAAATCGTCTGTACATATTCGTCTAATAATTAAATCCTTCTTGAATCACGGCGGTAGTGACCACCGAACTGTTACCGTCACCGCTTTTAAACTTATACCAGGCATCCCGCAAATAGTAGCAAAGCAGATAATCCAGACAATCCGAAAGATGCCCGTATTTCTCGAACTTTACCCCGGTCTTCGGGTCGGTAACCTTATGCTTGGCTTTTGTACCATCTTCATTCTTGAGTTGGTAAATCATATCCTCCGTCAGTTTTCTGCATTTGAGGTCTATTTCAATAGTCCACCCGTTATATCCTGCAAACACCTCATTCACAAACTCGCAACGAGTGACCTGCACCGGTTGTTTCTTTAGAAGTTTCAGTTTTGGGCGCAAAATCCCTTTGCCCAGCGTGTCGAGTATCACCGTATAGTTATTCACTCCATCCTCCGTAGCAGTAGAACGTTGCAAGCCGGACGGGTCACCGGTTATATCCACACCGCCGATATGTTTTTCACGATACAGTTTCTGTTGCAACCGTCGGGCGAGTGCAGGGGTGTTGTTTTCCTTATCTTTGGGCTTTCCGAGCAATTCTTCCAGAATATACACCTTCTTGTTATCGTAATCGATTTGAGCCAGTAACAAGGACATCTGAGGAGCCACGTTAAAATCCCATACAGCAATAAGCGGTTTGGTAGGGTCATACACCCGTTCTTTCAAACCGGTTATCAAATGTTTCGCACCGTCAAACTTGCCGTAAATAGCCATGTCGTTTGCCTCCACAAAATCCCAGTTCCCATATAGCAAACGTTCTTTGGTCGCCTGGTCCGAAATCTTGTTCAAAGCAGCCTCATAAGTTTGCCTGAAACCTATATCAGGATTGTCGAATACACTGAAAGGCACATAAAACTCTCCTTCCCGTAGCGTCACTTTATCCCCGTTCTCGTCCTGCACAAACCGGCTGCGCACCCAGTTAGTTGTAGGGTTAGTCGTCAACAATAACTTTGATACCATAAAAGTCTCGTGCGTTCTCCAGCGCAAACGGGAAAACAAAACTTCCACGGCACGCTGGGAGATTTCACTTACCTCATCGATAAATCCGATGGTATATTCGCTGGAACCGAACCGTTCGAAGTTGGGGTCGCTGGGAATATCGGCGAGCTCCTTCATGATAATCATCGAATCGTTCCAGAACGTCAATGTTCCCTCGATATTGTTTACCCGGTAATGCACATCCTCTACCAGTCCCCATTTTTTGACAATCATCCGGATTGTATTCCACGTCGATTCCTTCAGCGATTTCAGCGTTTTACGTCCAACCACTGCCCGGATATTTTCAAACCGCAGGCAACTGCTCACAATCCACACACTGCCGTTATATGAATTGTGGGTAACAGTGAAATTATCAGCTATATATAACCCGCCCGGTTCGTCCACTGTAATGCAACGTCCTGTCTTTTCCCCAATAGATTCAACATCAGTAATTCTTTTCCCTAATATCGACTTGCCACCATTAAATTCATACCGACAACGCTGTTTCTTACGGGAAACATGTACCAATTCAGGATCAAAGCGTGTCATTATATAAACATCATAACTATCTTGACAGTCAATATAGTTCCCCTCTTTGTCTTTGTAACCAGCCTTATTCTTTTTAATGGTTGCTTTGCCTCCAAGTGAACGAACGACGAAAGCCACATCTTCAGCTAATTGCGGACTGATTGTAGAATACGAAAGATGCCCCCGGTCATCAACATAACCATCAGTATCCATTAATCCCTGCATAAGTTCCTTACGTTCTTCAATCGTTGAGTATTTATATTGCTTTGGAATAAACTTACTCGAAGCACCGTGTCCTGCAAGACCGAGATATGTCAGGGCTTGAACAAGAGACGCGTCATAAATAATATAGCTTTTCGCTCTGTTATTCGGTTTTTGTTGGTAGTTCTCCATATTGTAACCGGCATTAATAAATTTCCCTACAATTTCTTCATCCATTGAGGTAAACTGTACAGCATTAGCGCAGATAACAGAGTTTGTTATGCAACCATCACCAATCAGTGCGCCTAAAATATACGGAGACAAAGGTTTAGTATGTTTATATCTGTTGCCTTGTGTGAACTGTACAGGAGCGCAAAGAGGAATGATTAGATTGGAGCGTTTATACATGCCGGACTTCTTTTTCTGTACCCAGTCATATATCATTTTCGTTGTCCATATCCGTTCAATCATCCGATTTCCATCCACATCTTTCTTTTTTGTCCGTTTATGACTTTGGTGCAATTGCCACAAATGTCCTTCCGAGCAATCAAAGTATGTCCCGTCAATAAAGTGAATCCGATAAAATTCAAAAGTTCCTATCGGGTGAAGGAATACTATCCGTTGTTGTCCTCCGGTTGTCGCCGAAGTAATAATATCTCCCACTTTCAGGTCACGAACTTTACGGAAGCCAAACGGAGTACAAACAGTGGAATCCAATAATCCCATTTTCCCCCCGCCGGCTGCCCCGCCACCCAACACGAGTTGCGGAACATTCGTATTATTACATTGATAGCAAAACGGTTTATATTGCGGATTGTGGTTTATATCGTAACCAATCAATTGTTGCCGGATAGTTCCCCCGCACAACGGGCATTCCGGTTGCAGCAGCTTCCAGAGCTCGTATTGTTTGGGGGACGGGCAGAAATCGATGTGAAGTTGGTCGGGAGCCTTTAATTTCCGGTTTTTCCCCATTACTCAATATCGATTGTGATTTCCTGCTCCCGGCTTAGAATCTCATTCAGCTTGTCGGAAGTTGCCCTGGATTCCAGCACCTTTCCCTTCACGGTATTCTTCCCGACAAGTATGCACCCTTCTGTATGGCTGGCATCGTTTCCGGAATGAATCAATATGCCCAGGAAATGCGGCACGTCATGCAAATAAGGTAACACCCGTTTAAAGCGCGGGCTTTGTCTCATAGTCACTTTGTAATGCCCGGCAGGAATGGCAGTACGGCCATATTCCTTTTCCTTACACCGGCACTTAACACTTTGTGGCGTATCAGGACATAGCAGAGGTAAAATGCGGACGGTATCTTCCAGCGTATTGCAGAAAAACTTCCCGTCAATAAAAAGGTCGCCGATAGTATAATCCGGCCCCTTGAATTTTCGTTTCAGTAAAAGTTTCATCTTCGGATATATTTAAATTACATCCGAAGAATAGGGCTAAAGCCCTTTCAAAGTTGATTTTGTGTCAAAACATCATCCAAATACAAAGGAAATCATTACTTTTACAAGAACTTAAATAAATTTGGGTAATGGAAACACATAAATCTAAAACAGGTAGCTATATCATTATAATATATATTGTTCTCCTTTTTACAAAAGTGAAGCAATCCATTTTGCGATTAGCTCGAATATTATACATAAATACATGTTCAAGATTTATATACTTAAAGACTGCACATAAAAAATCCATAAAAGTCGGCACTGTTAGTTTAATCGGAGTAGTCATTATTATTTTTATTATAATACTATTTGCTATTTTATTCAAACTAAACACCCCTTTGGATTTACAAAGCAGTATCTCATTTTCAGACTACATATACTACAGCTCTCTCGCATATTTTACAGGCGGAGATAACATATTGGCAAATGCAGATAGCTCCAATATTAAAACTCTATTTATAATTGAAAACTTCGTCTCTCTTGTCACCAATAATATATATTTGGGTATTATCACTTATAATATATTCAAAGCCCACAATCACATGAGATTATCACAATATATGTATATCCTTGAAAGAGAGGGTGAAGAAGGAACCTATGTTTTAAGGTTTAGGATCGCTGATGTCAATAATAAATTTATAAATTTCACTTACAATATTGTGCTTTTCGATTGGTTCGAAGATAAATTCAAAGATCCATATTATGAAGTTGAAGGCAAAATTCCAGAAATGGAATATTTATACAACGAAGACTTATACATCATAGCCAACGATAATAAGGTGGTGAAACATAAAAAAATAGCCCTTTATCTATTAAAAAAATTCTCCGAGACTAAATCATATTGGTACAACACTCAAATTATGTGCATCACTATAAGTGCAATATCTTTAAAAACTGGCGAATCTGTGTTAATAAAGAGATACTATGGGAAAAATGATATTAAATTTGTAGGAAAATGTAGCGATGTTTATATGTGGAGTGAAAAATTCCCTCATAAAACGCCTCGAAAATGGTTTTATTTAAACCAATATACCCCAATGAGCATAGAAGAGAAAACCAAATTTATGAATAAACTTAAAGATACATGTAATAGATGGAAAAGAAAAAAATAACAATAAAAGTAGAACCGCTCACAGCCGTATCTACCATCGGTTTACTGCGTGGAATATTCCCCAGTATCATCGAACAATTAGAAGCTCAGACCGCTGCCAATGGTGCTCCTTTAAAATTCACGAAGATAGAGAACATGCAGGAAGTACTCGATGAAATTTACGAAAAGTGCATTGCCGAAACAAATGTACGGGAGTTCGCCCGGGCACATCTGAACAGTAACGGAGCCCCCTATTAATATGGAAAAATTAGAAGCCTGCCAGTCTTACTATATGCCGTCCTTTTTTAGAATAAAAGTTGGTGTCTATGATGATTTTACGAATATGTTATTAATACCGTATGGTGCATATTCATTATTCTTCCACGAATATATTCATTTTATTCAGGATGTAACGACTATATATGGATTAATGAATTTGCATACAATCACTTATTATATTCAGGATGTTGCAAGTAGAGTGGGAAAAGACTCTAATCCAAAGTTCAAAGTGCCTCAACAGTTAGAATACAGACCAGGGGATTATGGACTTAGTAACTTTGAGCTAAGGCCGGTTTATATGGGAAGTCCTATAAATCCGAAACATAAAAAGATAGAGATATTAGACTACCATAAGATACCATACTCGAATAAAGAAAGATTTCTTACTCATATATTATTGAAGTTACTTATAAAGATTTGCTGACTGGTAAAACAGATGTATTTCATCTGGGGGGTAATCATGTTTGTGAAGGTATGGCATATTTATGTGAATCCTATGTTTACAAACCTGTATTTGAAAAAGATAGCCATAATTATTCTTGTGCAGATGATTATCCTTATAACGTATGCAAATTGTTAGCAAAAAAGATATATCCAGAATTCTCTGAAAGTGACATTCTGCTTGTTGCTGCTTGTGATATTGCTTTAATGACTTACCACCCCGGGTTAAGTTTTGTACGATTGCTGGAACACCTTAAAGATATTGATTTTCTTTCAGACAATTTTTCTAAAATGCTGGAAGTAATAGAAAAATTGTACACTGATGGTTCGGCTTTCCTTAAAGGTTCCCATGCAGATTTTTCCACAATTCAGGATTTAGTAAAAGAGAGCGTACAGAAAAATTTTAAATGTGCAGAACTTGAGGGGAATAACAAATGGATAGATGTGCTATTCCAACGTGCTAATATATTAAGAACTAATGTTCCTCAATTTATAACCGACATTCTACTTTTTGGACAAGGCAAAGATGTTAGAAAAAATCAGTTTTTTGGATATGTATTAGGAATGTTAGGTACTCCTTTGATAATAAATGAAGAGGACTTTGGTGCAATTTCGTTACCTATTCACTTCTCTGACCCTACATTTATGCCTGGCTTCTTCTGGGCTATCAATCAAGTTTTAAGAGTTTTCGCTGATAATAAAGGTATTCCTTGTGAATTAAAAGAGCATTGTAAAAGAAGTGCCGCTATAGACCCGGATATCAAAGTGGATGTTCGGTGTGATACTGCACCATGGAGCAGATGCTATGACAAACGGCTATGTCCTTTTGCGGTAATTTGGAGACACTGGAATTTAGGCGGGCATGTACCTGTAAAATAAAAAAGTCCCACGTTTTAAGTGGGACTAATTGTACAGGGAGGGGGGATCGAACCCCCAAGGCAGCTATAGCGTCTGCTGCGTGTGATCTGTCTTTCGTAAAAACCGGAGATACAAAGCCAATTCTATCAGCCCTGCGCGCTTACCCCTGTTGATAACCATAGTTTTATTTTCATACCCGTGTCTCCTTTCATTTTCATTAAATTGTTAGTAAAATTAAACGTGCCAAAATACCCTGTCAGGAAAGTCCATAAGGTTGGCAAACTTTCTCCGCAAGCGAAGAAATAAAGTGAACCACCGAGTTTAAACGAGAGCCAGTACATCGCAGCTACTATTGCTCAATCACAATGGCTACAAAATTACTCATATTGCAACTTCTATCCAAATGTTTACCCAACAATCCTCCCAATCTCCACAATCTGCTTCTCCGTCTGAGATTTCATACTTTCCAGCCCCTTATTCTCCTCATTCAGCTTCTGGATTTGATTTTTATTATCCGTCATCCGGTTACAAATATCCGTTTGCACGGCTTTCAGTTTTTCGAGGGCAGATACGAATACCTTATTAGCCTCCTCGATGCGGCTTTGAAACGATTTGTCTGAAAACATAACTCTCTATTTTTGAATATTTATAAATTCCGAATACTTCACCTCCACGTATGGGTTATCCGTCGTGATAATCTGATGCACCGCCTTCACCTTCTTCCAGAACAGCCACCTCCGTTTATACTCAATCCACATGGCCTGCCGGAGCGTCACCGGCAAACGAACAGAACCAATTAATGAATCCCGCTCAATCACCCCGTGCAACTGGATATAAGGATTCACCATCGACACCGCCTGAACCCGCATCACTACCGAATCCCGCACAACCACCGAATCCCGTATCACTGCATGAATAGGCGCATCCACCTCAATTTCATGTTTCGCCGCCGCTTCCAGATGCTTAATCTTGATGCCCATTTCCTTGATTTTCGCCAGGTCATTCGCCCGGTAACGCTTAAATTCATCCACACTCAACCGCAACGTCTTCACGTCCGTTGCCATAGTAACTGAATCCACTTGCCATCGTTTCATTTCCGACAGCAAAGCGTCGCTATTCTGTTCCTGTCGGTCCCGTTCTTCTTTCAACCGGACCACTTTGCGTTGTTGCAACCACACTGTGCCAACCAATGCGGCGACAATGACCAATAATATACTTGTTCGTCTATTCATAAGCCGATGATTGAGGAACAAACCACACATATTCATTCTTGTACAGCTCCGGAAATAAAACCATATATCCCTTGCATTTTCGTATTTCATCCGTCAGGTCTTCCAGCACAATACCTACCTCACCCAACAAACCGTCCAAATGGATTTCCGTTAGTTCCGGTGAAGGGATAACGGTAATTTGACTGCCTTCTGTTATCATAATCCTTACTCTTTAAAGCAACGTCGAGTACACTCTTCATCGCTGTTTCAGCAACTCCTTAATATCCCCACGCATTTCCCGCAAATCAGTCTGGATAGACACGAACTGCGTCATCGTGGCTTCAAACACTGCTTTATCCAACTTAATGGCATTAATTTTATCATACTGGTCTTCAATTTTCACTTCCAGCGTGGCACAGCGTTCTGTCAGCTCTGCAATACGGCTGGTATTCGTGATATGCTGCACGTAAATCGTAATGATAAAAGAGAATATCATAAACAGCGAGCGGTAATTACCGGCAAAGAAATCTTTAAATGTAGTCATTGACAATTATGGTATTAAAATTGAAAAAGCATCTTTCACAGCCCGTATCAACACCTCTGCCGCACCGCTGTCTTTAAATATCCCGAAAATCACCAAAACAATGATTAACGCGATATAAACCATGCGCTCCATATTCCGGCGGTTAATCTTCTTCATGGGTCGGTGGGGTTTGAGGAACAACAACATTGAAAATGATATTACCCCCGCCGTCGCCCTTCTTCTTATCCTCCTGCGAGTGCTTGATAGGATAAAGTTCCATCAACGCCTTGGCGGCATTCACCGAAACAGCCCTCAGAGGAGCAGGCGATAGCGTCATACCGAATTTGTCGATATATTCGTTCTTCGCGGTTTCAGCCATGACCGATTTCAACGTCTCTGCCACTTGCAGTTTCACAGCAATGGCTTCCGTTTCAATCTTCCGTTCTTCCAGCAATTCACTGATGTAGGAAGCGATATGTTTCTTGGCAAGCAAACGGCGTGCGGCCAACGAAAGGTTCTTCTTTGTTTCTCCGAACACTTCCCGGTAACACGCCATAGCTTGTCCGGCAAATTCCTTGTCCCCATCGACAAACAACTCGCAAAACTCCTTCTCGGCATCCGTCAGTTTTATATCTTTTTCTTGTTCTTCCATGATGATTCTTTCCTCACGAACAGCCTCCGGCAAATCAATCAAAAGGCTGTATGCTTCTTTATCACGGAATAGTCTTTTCTCCTTCAGAGGGTTTAATAAGATGTGATTTTTCTTTAATCAGTTGCTCCATCAAAACCTCGTAAAACACATCGGCTAAGGCGTTTGCTGCCGCTTCTGCATCTGCCAGCGAATTAATGGTACGCATATTAAAGGCTATATTCAGGTCATAGCCCGATATAACAGCCATCAGCTCCGTACCGTCATAATTCATCGCTCCGTATGTCATCCGGTCACCGGTCTTGAAACAAACCGTTTCTTCCGCTTCATGCTTTTGTTCGTCCATATCTTAAATCTTAAAGTGTGTACGTGTCTTCTCTTTCTTCTGAATACAAACATCCCCACCGCCTTCCTGCCGTAACCGCCCGGAACAAACCGCTGCCACATTCAAAGTCGCCGTAACATCCGCTCCGGCATCATGCGCATCGTCCAGTTCAATGCCCAGCCGTTCCGAGAGGATTTCCAGCTTATACGAAGTCACCTCCGGCAAATGAGCAAATGCGAACCGCCCCAAATCAATCGTATCCACATAATGCGGCTGAAAGTTTCCGTAGAAGTCCACCTTCCCGGCATATACCTTCTCAAACTCTTTAGTCAGACCTGTATAAGCCATCATTTGCTGCAAAAAACCAATATCGAAAGTGATATTCTGCCCGATAAGGATAGGCTTGCATTGTTGCCCTTTCGACAACGTGTTGCGTTTCCCGAACCCGATAACATCTGCCGCAACCTCTTTCAGTTCCACTCCCATCGAGTGAAGCATATCCATCGTGATAGCGGAATAAGTCAGTGCCACCGGCTCATACTTCATCGGTACTCCGGCATCCTCCTCGGCCAGTTCCTGACGGGTTTTAAGCACCTTCCGTTTGGGGGCGCCTCCCATATCCAGTTTACGATAAGGTGCGATATACTTCGCATATCGTTCCAATACCGTCCAGTTATCCAGCCGGACAGCCTGCATGGCAAGCTGCGTGCAGGCGCAATCCGTACAGTCCAGTCCGCCCGTCTCAAAGTCCAGGACAACGGCGGTATAAATCTTAGGTTCTACTTTTGGGGCTGCCATAAGCGTATTTTTTGGTAAGTTTCACGAATTGTCTCTTCATACTCCGTCAGGGTTCCGTCATTGTCGATAACAAAATCATAAAAAGCATCCGGTAATTGTCGGCGGGTTCTGTCCCGGAAAATTCGTTCCTGGTCAATGCCCCGGGCTTCCAATGTAGCATAGCCGCATCTCACCAGAACGGTTACAACACGGTAACGCTCCCCGTGCATCCGCTTCAATACCTGCACACCGCTTTCATCCACTACATAAGTACAATACCCTCCCGGAGGAACCTGGTCACGCAAGGCAAAATACTCATACCCCCCGAACTTCGTATGCGTAAGCATCTCATGGAAAGGTATTGCCTGATTCTTCCCGATAAAATAATAATCCTTCCCCTCGGTCTCATCCTCACGTTTGGGACGGGTCGTATGGGAAATAATAGCAAAAACATTCAATTCATTTTGGAGTAAACGTGATAAATAGGTCTTGCCCGACCCGCTCGCTCCGACAACGGCAATAATAGTTGGCTGCATTACATAACTTGAATCAATGATGATTTATACGTGTTTAAACTGTTCATACCGGTATAATCACTGTATTTGATAGCTACCGACACGATAATCACTTTATCTTTCAGGCTTCCGATAGGAGCCTGAAAATTTTCCAGAAAATCCGACCAGCAAACCAATTCCATCGTATCGTTATTTTGCTGCAACAGAAGTTTGGCAAACTTCTTTCGTTCCCCGGTCATCTTATCCTTGTAACTCTTTTCTTCCACTTCGCTGACCGTGGCGCACACCACAATCCGTTTCCCCTCGTTGTCCGCTTCAAAAGCCTTCCTCAGTTCCAGATAAGAGGCTTTCCCCTTTACTTTCGCTTTCAATTCCGAACTATCGAAAATCCTCCGGTAGTCTATCGAACCGATACCCGAAACGGCTATCTGCTGCATCGACCAGAAATAATGCTTGCTGATTAATTCCTGCGGGAAATCTTTCTCCGTCAGTTCAAACCCCAACGCACGGGCGGCACGGCTGAGGACATCGTACCGGTCCGTTACCGCTTTTACCTCTTCCAGATTATCGAAACACCCGGCTAAAATCATATTTTTAACATGACGGGCATTCACAGGCACACGGGTGGACTCCTCGTTATTATCGGGATCATCCCAAAACTCATACTTTTTCAGCTTGTAGCGGAAAACCCGGAAAATAAAATTCTCGATGGAAAGAAAAGCCCCGTTGCGCTCCCTCTCCTCAATAATGCAGTCCACAGCCTTTTTGCCCAGCATCTTAATCCGTGTCAGCGACCAGAATATTTCATCCGTTGTATAATCGGTAAAGAACTGCGCCTGCGATACATTCACGTCCGGCGGTACAATCATTGCCGAACTGCATTGCTCCATTTCCGACATCAAAGCCGGAATCTCCTTATCATCCGCCCATTGCAAAGCCACCGTGTAGAAAGCCGTCGGGTAATTCGTTTTCAGCCAGGCGCCCGTATAAGAAGTAATGGCATAAGCCGTGGCATGGCTGTTACCCGTCACTATGCCTCCAGCCGTAACAAAAGAATGGTAAGGCCCCGACATCTCCACGTCGTAAACATCCGAACAACCGATATATTCCACTGAGCGTACCCGGCGCAGTTCCGTATAAAGCCCTCGCTCGCCCATCTTCCGGCGTCCCATTTTATAATGATCCTTCTTGTGGCACGAAGCGCAAAGCGTGGTCAGATTATCGAAATTCTCCCCGCATTGTGAATGGTCCCCGTTGATATGATGCACTTCCAACCGGCAGTTCCGTTTGCCGCATCGGGCACACGCTTCAAGCATCAGATGCTTACGGTAATACTCCAGCCGTACATATTCGCTTTCCGGCCTTTCTACGAAGCCTGAATGCCCCGGTCGGGAATTCAGTTCATAATTACCCACACCGTAATTATCATGGTACATATCATCATTCAAAGAACCTTTATCCGTAAAACGGTAATTGGTATCCTGCTGTACATACCCGATATTCACATACATACAATCCTCTCCGCAAATCAAGCAATCGGTGCGGACTTTGCCCCGTTGGGTAGGATGCTTATGATTCGCCGTTACATCCAGCGTGCTGCCGTCTTCCATTGTGATTCGATAAAGCGGCATTTCACCCACATATCGGATATCCTCAATCCGGTTCTTTACCAACCGCTCATTTTCATTCAGCGAAAATCCTATCCCATAGCCTTTCCGGTTATATTTCGAGTGCAAGTCTGCGTGTCCCGTCCGGCAGGCATATTCCCGGTCATGCCGGATACGGTACATCTCCCCGATAGTGGGTTTCCATCGTCCACCGTGCAGACGGTAAATTGTTTCCCCGCCACTGATACACTTATTGAAAAGATATGAACCGCCCGATTCAATCATATCCCAGATTTGCACCGCATCTTCTTTCGGGCAACCTTTTTCCTTGGCGCCTTGCATAAACTTTTCCTTCATCGCATGGATCTTATCCACACGCTTCTTGGAAATCAGCTTCATCAAATTCACACCGTCTCCCATGCTAAAACCACCTACTTCCCTGGCGATTTGGATGAGACTTTCTTGAAAATTCAACTGCCCGTAAGTATCTTTCAATGCTTCATACGTGCCCCACAAATAGACCGGGGCAATATCACCGCATTTGCACAACAGATACCTCTCCGCCGATCCCGACTCCAAAGTAGCAGGCCGATATAGCGCATTGGCCGCAATCAAATCCCGGATATTCGTAGGCTTCATATCCATCAGAAACTTGGTCATCCCCCTGGAAGAAAACTGGAATACATTCTGCGTAAAGCCTTGGGAGAGTAACCGGTAAGTCCTCTCGTCATCCAGGCTGCCCTTGACAATATCCTCAAACCGCAGCCCCGTACCATACACCCGGTTGCATTCATCAATCGTTGATTGTATTTTCGACAGTTCCTTAATGCCCAGACAGTCATTTTTCAGCAGACCCACTTCATCCAGCGAATAACCGTCCAGCTCCGATACCAATACGCCGTCCACCTTTTTAATAGGCGTATAATCGAAACATTCCATCTCTTCGCCGTCTTTGGTATCCGGAGTGATCAGAATAGCCGAGGCATGAATGGATGCCGAACGGGGTTGCCCCATCAACGGGCGGATCTCCTCGATAACTTGCGGATAGTCCGTAATAAATTTCTTCAGCTTCTTATTGGTATAAGCCATCCTGAACAAATCCGTCCAGCTCATCTTGTCGTCATCGAACATGGCCGTGATGTAATTCACAATATTCAGCGGAACCCGGTGTACACGGGCAACATCCTTAATGGCTGCTTTGATTTTCAACGTGGTTAATGTCCCGGCAGAAAATACCCGTTGTTTCCCGTTAGTGTTATAACGCCGTTCCAGATACTCTTTCACTTCCTGACGGCGATCCGATTGGAAGTCGATATCCACATCGGCCAATACACCGCCGGAACCCTGACGATAACCGTCACCTGCCGAACAATCCAGCACCTTCACCGGATTTGTTCCTCGTTTTATATTTACATGCTTTATCTTCATAAGGCCAGTCTTTCTTTAGCTACCTGAAAAATGTCGTCTTCCTTTTCGATACCGATAAACCTTCGGCCCGTATTCCGGCAGGCAACTCCCGTCGAGCCGCTGCCCATGACAAAATCAACCACCAAATCTCCTTCATTGGTATAAGTGCGGATAAAGTACTCCAGCAGTGCTACCGGCTTTTGAGTGGGATGCAGGTAACAAGTTTGTTTATCCGTGCTGAACTTCAATACCGTCCGGGGATAGCGTTCCGTGCTGTCATAATCCGTAGATTGATTGTGCTCCCGGTATATTTCGCCCTGAGAGCATTTCTGCCGATGGGCGGCGGTAATCACTTTCCGGCTATGGCCTATCGTTTTGATGGGGTGGTAATACGGCATTTTACGATAAAACACCAGCACGTCCTCGTGACTTTTCAAAGGCATACGGTTGGCATTCAGAAAACCCGTAGCCGTACTCTTTTCCCATACCCAATTATATCGCAAATGCCGCAGGTTTGAATTTCCCAATACGCTTGTAAAAGGTTGCTGGCAGAAAAGAAGCACCGGAGTAGAATCGCGGCATACTCCACGAACCGCAGTCCACATCCTCGGAATGTCAATCACCGAATCCCACCGGCAATGGGTTGTACCGTATGGCGGGTCGGCGAGAACCAAATCCGCTTTTACTCCCTCAGAGGCGAGAAAAGGCATCACTTCCAGGCAATCCCCGTGATACAAGCTAATACTGTCGTCTATTTCTGTCAGGCTGAACATTTTCGTTATAGTTTATCGTCCATAAATAATCTTTATGGTCGAACACTATATCGTCGCCATCCTTCAGTTCATCGGCATACACCACCATCTCCTTTTCATCCCGTACGACAAGCAACTGTGCATCCCGGTCAAAACGGACTGTCTTCCCGTTCTCGAATTCCAGTTCTACATACTCGTCCGATTCCATCTCTCCGGCAAGAACGGTCGTTCGGGCAGGATAAAGTCCGGCACGTTCAGGAAGCAAAAACCGCTCAAACAGCAAATCATACTTAATCGGGTCGATCAGCGTAATTCCCAGCAGGTAAAGTGCCAGGCATCCACCGGCAGAGCCACGCCCGCAACCCACTAAAATACCGTTTGCCCGTGCCCAATTCACCGTATCCCATTGCACCAGCATGTAATCCACGTTATCGGTCGATTCCAGAATATAAACCTCATGTTCCAGCCGTTTCCGGTAAATAGCTTTCTGTCCCTCCGGCACCAAACGTTTGAATCCCTCTTCCAATAAGGCAAGAAACATGCTGTGCCGGTCGCCGTACCTTACCAGTTCCTCATCAGTCATGTCATAGCGTGGCATAAAATTCCGGTCGGTCTCATACTTCGCTTCGGCACCTTCGGCAATCTCCACCGTTGCCCGGCACATCCGCTCAAACAGGGCGTTCACATCCCATTTATTTGCATCGAACAGCGGCTCGATCACCGAGAAATGCTCGTCTACGTCTTTGAAGTATTGCTCCTCGCTCTGCTCGTGGGCGGCACCGGTTGCAATCTTGTTCAGCACAATCTTATTATGCCAGTCGTCCCGGTCTAAATAGTAATTGTCACATATCAGTATAGGCTCTATCCGGAAAGAAAAGGTGAACGGGTCTGCAAAATTTTCAAAGTAACAGCCTGCCGATTGCAACACTTCCGCATCGATACGCTCGGCCTTATACTCCGTCAAATCCATCTGGAAATAAAGTTTTCCGAACGCTTCTTCCAGTTTTTCGATGACTTCCTCATGCTCTTTCAGCCAGAATCCCGAACGTTTCCCGAAAACTAAAACATTCCCTTCCGCGTGGCTGACAAGCTGCCGGAGGTTCAGCGTATGTTCTTCACTATCCACCATCACTGTCTTCTGGATGCGCAACAGATTGCCCAGCCCTTTTTGGTTCCGGCAGTAAAGTTTCAGTTCAACCGTCTGTTCCTCATGACGGAGCAGGCACGAATATCCGAAAACCGCTTTCAATCCGGCAGCGGCACATTCCTTCTGCAAGTTAAGTGTGCCGCCCATCGTATTATAATCACAAATCCCGATAGCCGTATGCCCCAGATATTTTGCTTTTCGCACCCAGTCCGAAAGTTCTCCCGAACCGTTCAGCAGCTCATATCCGGTATGCACCCCGAGATTTACATACGGTATCTCCAACCGGGTGGGCTGCCGTTTGCCGACATACTTCAGCTGGTTAAACCGGAAAGTTTCTCTCAGGTCGAAATAATACCAGTTCCGGCCAAAAGGAAAGGCAACATAAAAAATGCCTTCCTCCATCAGTACCTCGGGGCTTTCCATCAAGTTAAAGCGCAGATTGTTCTCTTCGCCTTTAAAAACGGAAGTCACCCCCGAAAGGTCTGCCAGCAGCATCTTTCCGAACTCCTCTATCTCTATCACTTCGTTGTCTATCTGGCGGTACGCTATTCGGTTAGTATCCAGCCAGGCCATTAATTCATTCATAATCAGTCGTACATTATTCTTGTAATTTGGATAACTTGTATTGAACAGGGGTTTTCAACCTCTCTGTGAAAACGTCCAGTATCTCGTCAAATGCGAGGTCCTGCCAGTCCTTCTCCGGGTCAGGTATGTCAGCGACAAAAACATCGAAATAGCGGGATAATACTTCAATGGTCTTCTTGATAGCAACTACGGCATCCCCGTCATATCCGATAACTACCGTCCGGACACCCTTTGTCTGCATCTTATAAATCTGGACTGGTGAAATTTTCTTCCCGAATGTTGCAACTACGGCAATGCTCCGGTTATCATACAACTCCAGTTTGCGTATCAGAGCAACCACATCGAAGATGCCTTCCACAATAATTACCGTATCTGTCTCTTGTTCCACAATCGAATCATAATTATATAGCAGGCGTACAAAATCATTCTCCGTGGAATTATTGAACCGCCGGATCTGGTACTCGCCCCGGCGTTTGGCTTTCCGGTTATAAGCGTCGATTTCCGCTTTCGGCCAGATATGGCGTGCTACGTAACCTACCACGTCACCGGCATCAACCACCGGGAAAATCACGTAGTCGGTAAACCGGAAATTCAGTTTGCCTGTCGTACCCACCTCAAAATAATCGTAATCGTCGTAACAGAAACCGCGCGATTTCAGGTAAGGATGTGTATATACCCGTTTATAAAAATCCGGCAGTTCCACTATTCCCAACGCATCATCTATTTCCTCTTCCACACCCAGTGGAAACAATTGGTCAGGGTCCAAAGGAGCGTTAAGATCTGCCTTCGGTGTCACCATCAGATCGGGACGGCCTATTTCTTCCAGCAATTTCTCTAAAGTCTGAGTGGAGCGTCCACAACTGAAGCAATGGCTCATAAATGGTTTCTTCCGTTGCGTTTCTTTGCCGATGTACACACCGAACTTGCCATCTTTTCCACAATAGGGACAACTGGAAATCAGGTTCTTGCCTGCTCCGTCCCGCTTGGCTCCCAGATGGCGGCTGATTTCTTCTATCAGGAAATCTGTCTCTTGTTTCGATAAGCTCATACTGTCAGCGATTAAGGGTTAAACTGCGCTGCGCATCGAAAAATACCTCATCATCGTAATTCGTCGCAATCTTTATCGTATCGCCTTTTTTAAAAAAACGGGATTTGGCGATATGCAGCCGCATCACATCTTCTTTCCGTTCGGCGGAAGACTGGTTCAGTGAAATCAAATGGGTACAGGGGCGGGCTAAACCCTTGGCCTCGCTGCAATTATACTCGGTCAACACATTCTTTTCATCATTCAGCCAGTCCCGGTTCTCGATGGTTGCCTGATAAGTGACAATCATCCATACCTTTTCATCGGCAGCCAGGTCTTTCAAATCATTCGCTACGGCAATCCGTTTGCTGCGTTCATATTCGGCGTTCCACATCTTCCGGCTGGCGTCCGTCAGCAAATCCATGCTGTCGATAATCACTATATCCGGCGAATGCCCCGTCTTCTTCCGGTACTCGCAAATACCGTTTTTAATATCCAACGTAGAAACTCTGGCATTGAAACGGGGAAAACAGCGCACGGTAATACTCCCGCTCAAAGCCTCCACCGTCTTCTCAAACCGCCGCATCTCCGTTTCCGAGATTTTACCCCGTTCAAAGTAATAGGCATTTTTGGCAATCAGTCCGCCGCTGTATGCGTTCAATGCTTCCTCTTCCGAGCCTTCGAGCTGGAAATGGAGCACATGCAGTCCGTCGTCCACGTTTGCACGCACACCGATATATTTCACGATATGCGATTTTCCCACACCGGTCGAGGCCAGAAAGCAAGTCAGTTGCCCGCGCAGGTTCCGCCCGGCGTTCAGGGCATCCACGTATGGGATGTAGAAACGGGTGACTTGTGTGAGAGCCGATTGTTGTTCTTCCGCTTCCCGGGCTTGATTTTGTCGGAAACGGGCAACAAAAGTCTTTCCCACATCCACGAAGGCCGAAGATTTTAAAGTGAACCCCGACAGCCACTCCGCATACTCTTTCAGCAGGGCTTCCGCCTTATCCTGCTTGCTTTGGTTATACAGCTTTCCCACTTCGTTGTACACCGATTGCAACCGTACTCCCTTAATGTAGGTTTCCAGCATGTCGAGCACCACCTCTGAATTGGCATCTACTTCATATTCCTGGAAAGTGTCTATCAGTTCAATGGCATCGTAATCGTCACTGAAAGCCTGGGACAAGACGGCGTATGTCGGAGGTGTTTTGTAATTCCGGAAATGATTGGATAATACTTCCTGAATGCGCTGGAAAGAACGGTCAGGCAGATATTCCTTCTCCATATACTGCACCAGCACCCCGCACACCGATTCATTCAGCATGGCAGTAGCGTACAATTCATACAGGAACTCTACACTCAGCGGATTACTTTTTGTCTTACTCATTCCCGGCCTCCTTTACTTGGTATTCCGCTATCCGGATGCGATAGAGTTCGGGGTACAAACGCTGCGTTCTCGTCCGGCAGGTTTCCGACAAACGGCACAAACGGCATACCGGAGAAAAGGGTGTCCACAGCAAAGTGGAAACGCCGCAGATATAAAACCCGGCTTCCGTTGATACGGCACGCCGTTTCGTGCGATCTTCCCACGATGGATAAACAAACCGGTAGAAAGGGTGTACACTCAGGTCTTCAACAATGCTTTGCAACTGCCCACGGTCCAGCCCGAGACTTTTCAGCCACCGGTCTTCATAATACTTTTGTCCGGGCTTCCGGGTTACGAAACGCGCACAGGCACGTGCCCCGAACGAATGGCTCAATTTCCATTTTAACAAATAATCCGTAGTAAACTTTGAAATAGCATAAACCTGACAGACACAATAGTCTGCCATACGCTCGGGACCGACCGCCCCGTAGTGAGCCGTCAGATAATCCAAACAGGCATCCACCCGCCGTTCCGCGACCTTGCCTCCGGGAAAGGCAAAGCCGGAAAACACGCTACGGCGCATCAACACCGTAAACAGGCGGCTCATCAGCTTACTCTTTTCTTGCATGGCCGTCACGGGTTAGTAAATTCCTCATTTGCTTCTTCGCTAAGAAAATACGGCTCTTGATCGTATCCATATTTTTAGTCTTCAGGTTCCCGTTCTGGAAAGAAATCTCCACGATTTCCTCCATCTTATATCCGGCCTGTTGCAATAGCAAAGCCTCCCGATGAATGGGAGCCAGTTGTCCCAGCGCTTTCAGAATATCATCGTTATAATATTGCCGGTAATTATCCATGCCCATGCAATTGCAGCTCACCTCATCGCTGCCGTTCAGGTCAGGTAAATCCGCCACGTCCACGTTGTCACTCGCTTTCGGCCCGCTGTTACGCTTGTTCAGATCATACACATGACGCTGCGCCACGGCATATATCCAGCTTTTCAGCGGACGCTCCGGGTTGTATGTTTCGATATACCGGAAGAAATTCACAAGCACCTCGCTGTAATTATCTTCTATATCACACTCCTCAAAACTGAATTTGATACAAATACTATATATTAATCGCTTATGCGGTAAAATATATCGGGTGAAAAGCTCCGTCCGCCGTTTTATTGACTCCGGATCTAAATCACGCTCAGAAGGTAAAGTCTGTTTTTTCACGCTCTTGCTTACACATGATGAAACATAAACTTTTGCTCAATCTGTCAGCTAACAAGCGTCAATTCACATTCTTAGAAAAAAAACTCAATTCATATTCGTTATATCCGGTATTTATGGCAATAATACCTGTAAATCCAGAAAGCATCCGCCTCGTCATCCGTCCGGGGACGATAACCGTACTTTTCCACACAGGCATTAATCATGTCGATCTTCGTCGCCCGCCCGTTCCCGGTAGCGTACTTCTTCACCGTCGCCACATTCACAAAAGCGGGTTCCGGCAAATCCAGCTCATCACATACTTCCAGCAATATGCCCCGAAACTCGGACAGCTTCCGCATATCCGTAAAATGATTGTTTACGTTTACATCTTCGGCAACCACCTGACGAATACCGTATCTGCGGATGAAACCGATGAGCGTGTCCCGGAAGGCTTTATGCTGCTTGTTGTCATTACGGGCCTTCGATTCATAGAAGTTCCAGGCGCCCGATTCATGGGTTGAATAATAGCCGCACATCGTGGCTATATCCAACCCGAGAATTTCCGCTCTTGTCAGAGATCCCTTACTGCTCAATCCTGGATTCACCATGCTCTTTCCTGATAACAAGTGTATGAGAATATGACTCGCTCACGTGGCCGTGTGAAACGACTAGTGCGGTAATCCCCAGCTTATTCAACGACTGGAACATTTTCATATTCCCTTCTTCATCCACCGCAGCCAGTATCTCGTCCAGCACCAGCAAATCCAGCCCTTTGCCGTCCTCGCAATTACTGTTCACCAGCTTCTGCATGGCAAGGATAGAGGACAGGTTCACCCTGGCTTTTTCCCCTTCCGAGAACTTGCCGAAACTGCCGCAGTCCACGCCGTCACGAACCAGCGATACCGAAATTTTCTCCCGTACCTTGCCGGTTTTAAGCACCGTATAGCCGGAAAAACGTATCCGTATATCACTGCCGATGCTCTCCAGAAACTCGTTGGTAATTTTGCTCAGAGCTTCAATCTTGGTATTCGCCAGATATGATTTAAACTGGTTGAACCGCTGTTCCTGCTCCCGTAACTGCTTCAACGTTTGTTCGATGCCCTCTTTGGTCCTCAACATCTCAGCCGATTTCGTCCGGTAATTTTTCAAGGACTTCCGTAGCGATTCAACGATTTCGTCCGGTGAGGAAGTGTTGATTTCAGTGATAGTGGTTTGCAACGTTTCAATAGAGGATTCGGCAGCAGCAACCTCGTCATTGGCGATCTGTTTGTTCCGTTCATTGATATGGTATGCCGCATCGACCAGTTCAAAGGCTTCATCGAAAATCTTTCGGCGCACCCCTTCAATATCCTTTTGCAGGGAGGCTATCGTTTCTCCGGTTTGCTTTTCTGTGCGTGACATCGTTTCCAATTCGAAAGAAGCGGCCTGCAATTCCTTTCCGGCTGTTGCCAGTCGTTGCTGCCAGTCACTATGCTTTTGGTGGATTGCCTGCCGGGCGGCAACTATTTCACGTTGCTGGTGTTCCACTTCAACACACTGTTGTTCGGCTTGGTTGATTTCCTCTCCAACCGATGCAAGCGACTGCTGTTTCTCCGATAACTCTTTTTGCCCGGCATTTACATCAAACGCCTTGTCGGCAACAAGAAACTGATGACTGCAAGCCGGGCAGGTACTGGTTCCGGCCAGCTTGTTTCTCAACGATTCCACCGCAGCCGACAGATTACGCCGTTTACTGCGGAGCTCATCGCCCTTGTGACCTAATTGTCCGAGCTTTATACCCAGTGATTCCAGTTCCGCCTCAACCGCTTCATTGCGTGTCTGATACTCCTTGGCAAAAGCAGCATATTCCGCTTCCAAAACGGCATACATCTCCGATAAACGGGTTTGTTTATCTGTCGCAGTCTTCTGATTCGCCCGATGGTCCGCCAGGCTCTTTTTGACGGATGACAATTGTGTCTTTTTTGACTCTATGACTTCCTTCCAGTTTGTCAGTTTGCCATAAGCTGATACCGTAAGTTCTACCTGTTCCAGAATATCATCGAGCGGATCGTCAGAGTTTTCCATGTCCTGAAGTTCCGTATCGGTTACCAATATCTCCGTTCTGGCATTGCTCAACGAAGTTAATTCCGCCTTCTTTTCACGGATAAGCGCCCGTTTTCCGCTAATGGTCTGCTCGATGGCAGCTATCCGTTCCGCTCTATTCCGGGCACATTCCGCCTTGCTGTTCTCCTCTTTTTCTATCTGCTCGGCAAGCATATTGATACGACCGTCCAGCCCTGCCAGTTCCAGGTCGGCAGCATTCAGCTTTTCTTCAACCGGCGTAATATCTTCCTGTACCTTCGTGATGGCTTCATCCACAACGATTCCGTTTGAAAAGCGATTGATAATTTCTTTCTTTTCCTTATCGCTGCAAGAAAGAAAATCCTCGTACTTGTGTTTCGACAACACAAAGTTGTTAAAAAGTTCATCCCGGCTGATACCCAGCTTTTCCAGAATATATTTCGTGTAGGCATCCACCGAATGCTGAACAGCCTCGTCTGTCTCTACCGGTTGGCCGTCACGCTTTATGGAGCAACGCACCACCGAAGCCCCTTTGCGGTATATCTCCCGTTCTACGGTAAACACTTCACGGCAACCGGTGTTGCTGAATTCCAACATCACATAACATTCATCTGCCGCATCGTTAATGATCTCCTCGTTCTTTATCTTTCTCAGAGGAGAACCTGTAATACCGATGGCAATACATTCCAGTAATGCCGATTTGCCCGAACCGTTACTCCGCTGGCTTTCGTTGTCCCGGTTATCGCCAAAAATCAGGGTGGTGACTCCCGGATGAAGGGTATAATCCAATTCCCGGAAAGCACAGAGATTCCGGGCGGCTATTTTATTTAATTTCCACATACACTGTCTATTTTTGATAAGTAAGACAATCCCAGTTCCACTTCCGCTATTTCTTTCTCCTTGCAAAACTCCTCGTAGGTTTCCCGGATTTTGCGGCTGTCGAATTTCTCGAAAAGCCCGGAAGCCGAAACCTCCGTCGCTTCAGATTCCTCAGTCACAATCTCCACCTTCGAAGCCCCCGCATTCAGCAACTTCTCTTTCTGAATGGAAGAGACTTGGGAGGTGGTCGCATGAATCCGCACTTTGGTACGGCAACGCCCATCCGCCTTCATCTCGTCCAGCAGGTCCGTCAGATGAATATTCACATCCCCCACATCCACATCGATGACTTTATAGCGGAGATTGACTTTATTTGGGATAAAGTCAGATGTACCGTCGTTATACAACACCGTATAACCCTTCATCTCATCCTCCCCGAAATTGTGCTGCCGGCTGCTGCCGATATACTCAATATTCATTTTGGGAATGGAGCAACGGTTGTGGTAATGGGCGACAAACACTTTGTCAAATCCTTCAAACAAGTTAGCGGGAAGTTCTTTCTCACCGGGTTGCGACAATGCTCCGTTAATGCCTTCGTGCAAATACAGAAAATTGAGTTTCGTGTTGTCAAAACCCTTGTTCTTCACCAATTCAAGTTTTTCGGTAAAACTGCCGTCCTCCGGAAAATAAGGAATCAGGTGCAGCAAAGCATACCGGCCGTCACCTACTGGGAGCGACACATAATCATTCACAACAACCACATTGCGGTGCTGGTCGAAGATATGGCAATATCCCCGTTCCGATTCCAGGCACACTTTATCGTGGTTGCCGTTGGCAAGGGTAACACGTATGCCTCGTTCCGCTGCCGATAGCAACACATCATGGACGGCGAGCAAAATATCGAGCGTCTGCGCGGCTCGTGAAAGGAATAAATCACCCCCGACGGCAATCTCGCTAATTCCCATGCTTTCGCATATACTTAGTGCCTCATCCCAATTTGCCGTAAACTCCGGGATATTCTCTTTCCCGACATGCAAGTCGTTGATTAACAATAGGCACGGATAATTCTCTTTAGCCATAATAAGCGTGTAAAAAGGGAGGAAAAGGCAGTTGTAGGCTGCCCTTTCCGTTCCTCGGGTAAATAAATGAAAATGATTTTTCGCTTATCGTCTGCGACGACGTTCCGGAGCCGGGGCTTCTGCCGCCTGCTCTGTCAGAGGTTCCGGCTGGGGAGTGGCTTCCGTTTCCACCTGGGCTTGTTCTGCCGGAGGCGTAGCTTCCAGGGCGGCTTCAATCAGGTCAAGCAGTTCCTGGTTGCCGGTCGAACGGGTGATACGTACGGGTAATTTCTCCTGCTCGATAAACGAACGGATCAGTCCGCGCAGTTCCTGCCCTTCTTCCGTCTTGTCCGAAAGCCCTTTGTCCTGCAACTCGTCATAGCGGGCAAAAAGGTCGTCGAGCTGGATGCCGCCACTGTTCGAGGCGTTTTCCTTGGCGTCTTTGGTGCGTTTGTCAAAAGAGAAACTGCTGGTGTCTTCCTTGGGAAGTTCAGAACCCAACTGTTCAATGGCTTGCTTCATGTCTTCCTCATCCATAACCGACATGCCGTACTTGGCATCGCATTGTTTCAGGTATTCAATGGTTGCCTCGTACTGATAGCGGCTGTAGTGATAAATAATTTCCGGAATGCGGCTAATGCCCATCAACTTGGTAAGTTCCTCCGTACTCAGCACATCATTCTCCGCCTCGTTGTCGATTTCAATCACGTATTCAGTTTTGCCACCGTTCTTCTTTTTCTCGATCTCGACAGGATAGGCATTGTAAACGGAAGAGATGGGGCACGGGAAGCCCGGTGATTTGACCAGCTTCTTCTGCCACAACTTGAACTTGCGTTCGTCCAGATCTTTAAACTGGGAATGGGAAAGGGTGAGCAACTGGATGCCTTTGGCACGCTCATTCAAGTCCAGAATGTACATGGCATGGCCGTAATTGAATTTCAGGCCACCACCGAACGAACCGCCGCCGATTTTCTCCGCCAGCTTCTCGTCTCCCTGTTCCTGGGCTTCTGCTACGGCCAGTTTGCGGTAGGTGTCAATTAAATCTACGGAATAGCCGGCATCCGTCGTGCGGGGCACGGTAACGTACATGGAGGCAGGTTTGGCATTTCCGGTAGCAGGCTTTTCCAGTTCCATCAGCAACTGGCGTACCGGGTACTCATAAGTGCGGCGGTCACTCGTCCCGTCTGGGTTCGGGGCAATAGGCAGGATGCGAAGGCGGTAAATGCCCAACTTGTCCATACGGAAATACTCCGTCTTGGTGAAACTCTTGTTTTCTTCCAGCGCACGTTGCTGCGCTTCCTCATACGACTCCTGGGCCGCTACGAACAACTCTTCGACCGACACCTGCGGAAGGTCTTTTTCCTCATGTTTTTCTTGCATGATAAATAATACGATAAAATTAAACTGCCCGAATAGCAATCTAATTCAACAACAGACGGGTTCGGTTCCACCGTTTGTATTCAGCTAATAATATGGGAGGGAAAAATCGGGGAGAATCCCCCGTGTCCGCTCGGCATCCGGGTGCCTCAGTCAAAGTGATGTCAGTGAGAATCTGACCGGGAGCAAAGGTAATGCCTTCATTTATACCCGCCAAATTCTTTTCTAATTGTTTTTTATAAACAATTTTAATCCGCTGCTCCTCAGGATATTAAAACCATATATCCACGGTGTAAACCCTGATTATATAGATAAACCTCGCATCCGTCGGAGCTCTTGCCGGATAGTCTGCCGGTTCTCCCGGATAAAACGTGCGAGTTTCTTCTTGCGGACTTTCTCATAATAGGCTTTCCGCTCCGGTGTAAGCTGTTTGGGCCGCCTGCAATAAATTCCCAGCTCCCGGTATTCTTGCAGGTAACGGTAAAACTTGGGCTTGCGCAGCGACGGATCGCCCGAAGCCCGGCACACCTGCTCAATCAGGTCCGCTTTCGGCTCGGGGTAAACAGCCCGGGGTGTCAGGTTCATAATAATGCCGTAAACAGCCGGGGCCTCGTATTTCAATAGAAAGCCCAGCCGGGTTTCTTCAAACTGATACTTTTTGTACGTTCCCGTTGGCCTTCCGTCCTCTTTTCGTCGGGGAAACCGGCTCATTTGGGGCACTTGGGTGGTCCTCGCCCCCCGGTACTTCTTCGCTCGTGCCATCTTGCTGCTCGTTTTTTGGGTTCATACGCTCGTTTGTTCTCTCGGTGAAAGGTTTCGGAGAAGCGGCTGCAATGCGCTGCCTGCTCTCCACATCATTTTGAATGTTTACTCGTTTCATACTGCTGATTAATTATAATTGGTTTCCACATAAAAACCGGAATATTTTAATACGTTATTTTTTGTATGCTGAAGCCGGTTTGTCTTGTCGCTGACTCGAGGTCGTCTTGTCGCTGACTCGAGAATATGCTTAAAATACATACTGGAACCAAGACCGGCAATCTCAAACAAAATACGTGAAATTAATCTCTGTCGATACATTATACCAGCCGCTTTCATAAAGCTGGATACTACGTGAATTGGCACGGATAATAAACGAAGAACCACGGTTGTATTTATGGTCGTCGGCATAATCGCACAAGGCGCACCGAAGCCCGTATTTGGGAGGCTGTATCTGATTGGGAATCAAAGCCACCACGCCGCCCCTGTTGCTCCCGTCACGTTTGGCAGTATTGATAATGCCTTGAATACTCACGATATTCCCGATTTGTCGGATAAATAACTGCCGGGTATCTGTTCCGCTGCCTGAATTGTTCATCTGAAGCCAGCCGGTGTCAATGAGCTTCGGCTGGTATTCGTCGGCGTAAGCAGCGCCCAGCGTCCGGCAGGCAAGCTTTTTCGCATCGGTATTCGGCAGGGACAAATCCGACAACTTGCCGTCCTTACGGATATAGGTATCCGTAATCTCTTTTTTGGAATGCACATCCAGCTTGTCCCGCAACGTCTGTTGCGCCTGCGTCGTTGTCTTGCCCGACTTCACCAGGTAGGTAATGTAATCTTGGAACAACTGTTCCACAACAGCAAATTTCCCGTCCGCAGCCGTCTTGGTATAAACCCCGATGTTGGCAGCCACCGCATCCTTATCCGAGGAATTAAAACCGTCCAGCAACCGGGGGGCATATTTCTTCAATTCTTTTACAAGGTTTGAAACAAGCACATAGCCCTCCACCTGCGCCTGCGATACTCCGTTATTGTCCGTGTAGGCAAAACTGCCCGTCTTGATGCCTTCCAGTTTCTGTTTCATCCCCTCGGTAAACACAACCCCTGTATAAGCGCCGTCGGAACCGAGCTTGCCTTCCAGCATTTTATCAATCTCGGTGACAGAATACACGCTCATGTTTTTCCGGGCCTGCGCCTTATCCGCCAAATCCGAGAGGTTGGCGTTTTTAGCCAGTTTCAAATCCCCCGTACCCCGTTTCTCTGCGTCGAGGTTGATACGTATTTCTGCTTGTTTCTCCGCTTTGCGTGCCGTCGCCTGTTCTGGCGTCATCCCGTTGATTTCATCGGCCGAAAGATTCACCAGTTCAGTCAATTTGCCGCCGATAGTAAGGTACTTGCCGTCTGTCTCGCTTTTGGAATACACTGACAGATTCTTCCGGGCAGCCCCTTTGTCAAGCAAGTCACTCAGGTTGCTGTTTACATTCAGTTTATATTTCAACGCTTCCGCCACATCCGAAGCCGTCACATAACCCTTGCCACCTTCCTCGATGTTTCCGCCGGAAATGGCGTCTAACTTCGCCTTGTATTCGCTCGTGAAGTCTTCAGTGGATAACTGTTTGCCACTGACTGCCGACACTTTCTTTGCAAGAGCATCGGTAAAATTCTTTTGGGTCACGAAAATCGAATAAATATCCGTTCCTTTCACCCGCACTTCGCCGGATAGGTCGATATGCCCTTTCGGTAACAATACCAGGTTTCCGAAAAGGTTGCTTACCGTAAAATCATTTGTATCTGTCGAAACATAGCCCACTGAAGCGATAGCCGCCCCGTCCCGGTCTTGCCATTCAAAACTGCCGGTCAGCTCGGGATCGCCTTTGGCAAAAGAAGTGTTGTGCAAAATACCACAGTTCCCGTTGCCGCTCACCCGGAATACACCGTTGACAGTCGTAGTTTTCGTTCTTCCTTCCACTTGTAACAAAGGCACGGAACAGCGCTTGCCGTCATACACGTTGAAATTACGGAAACGGTCGGTCGTCTGGTTATATCCGCAATAATTGAGATTGACGGAACCTTCATCCGTATCGTCACCGATGTTGATGATATGGTTCTGATAGACATACATACTCCCGATACGGCTCCGTTTCACATCCGACATCTCACAACTGAAACCGTTTTCATCCAGCCGGGCCAACTCCGTCGCACCCTTCAAAAAAGAAAACGAACCATCTGTATTCACCGTAATTTCCGCCGTCAGCAAATCGTTAAGGTAAGCGCCCAGTGAACCTTCTCCACTTTCCTTTACCCGGCCTCGGAAACTGCGCCCGTTCATTCCTTGGGTAATCAGTTCTTTATCGGACTTCAACGCTTTTTCAACCGTTACTTCCCCTGCAAAAATGACGTCTTTCTTCACCTTCTGCCGGGAAGCCGGACTATCCAGCAACAAAGCGTAACGCCCGAAAAACTTATCCGTCAGGCGCGGAGCGTAAGTATTGCCTATCTCCAGGTAGCGGGGCAACTGCCCGGTCACCGGGTCGGCAACCTGCGGCACGGCGGTTCCTCCGGTACAAAGGTAACAACAACGCCCTCGCTTATTTACCTCATTGGCATATACCACCGACTCATTCGTATTGGTTTCGTAAATGAAATAAGGGAAAACAGTCGTCTGTATCCCCTCGAAATAACGGATCTTACCGCCCAGCCATACATAACCGGGAGTGATACCGTTTCCCTCTGCCCGGCAACCCGTGATAATAAAAGCCGGACACTCCGAAAATATACTCGTCAGGCTCAATGCCAGCTCCTGCAAATTCAATATGTCATCTGAATAAGTATATCGTCCGCCCGTTTCTGCAATATATTCTTTCATATTCTTAATTTATTATTAGGTAATATCTCTTCTCCGTCAATCTTGATTAAATAAGTCTTTCCCGCCACCTTATAAGTATTCACCACATGCGAAAGCAGATACACAAACTCCTGTGTGGGAATGGTAATCGGCGGTACATTTACGACAAAACTCACCTTATTGATAGCCCGTTCCTCGGCGATGTAATAAAACTCACGGGGCATTTCCTCCGGGCGGTTCGTCAAAACGGCTTCTCCTTCTTTCCACACGGTGAATGGGCGTCCGTGAACCGCATCTTCGTGATACAAATCCACTCCCAATGACACGCTTTCCGAAAGGAATATCCGGTCGGAAGCATCGGCGAGATAACGACCGAACTTGTAATTCAAATACCATTCGAAGCAAATCACCTGCGAGGTCATGCGGGCTTCAATATGTTTTTCCCTGGCAAAAGCCATAAACTGCTCGTTCAGCACCTGCAAAGGATAAACCAGGCTTTGCAGCAGCAGGATATACCGGCGGCCGTTCAGGTAATAAGGTACCAGACGGTTAGTTAGCTTATCGGTAGGGAGCTTATACCTTCTCATAGCAATCCACAATTAACTTGATAGCCTCCCGGAAAGTAGGAATACCGGCTTCTTCACCCGTGCCGCCCGATTGCTTCAAATACCCCGAAGAAGTATGGCTCATACGGCCTATCTTCCGGGCAGGAATCACATGCCCGTCACTGTCGTATGCGGCAATAAACACCCCTTGTTCAGGCTCCGCCGTTTCGTCGATATACACGTCCGTCACATGTTCTGCCTTGCGGATAGCCGACACAATGTCCGATACATAGATCGTCGAATCGAACTGGATGCCCAGCATATACGTGTTAAGCTGTTCTTCCACCTGGTTGTAAATCTCCGATTCCATTACCGCACCGTCATAATAGACGGATAAACGGGGAATCAATATGTCCCCTTCCTGGCTCGTGACCTCGATGCGGGTCCCGGCAAACTTAATCCGGTTGATATAAGACTGGATCATCACCAGCTCCTCCGGCGCAATGGCGTGCAGGTTGCCCTTGTCACCCGTGGCAACCTTCAATATCAGCTTATTGTCCAGATTCACGTCATCGTGGCTCTCCATATAAGAAGCCTGCGTGATAATCTGCTTCGACGTGTCCGCCTCGCTATAGCCGAAAGCCAGGCCGTCCTCACGCATCATCAGCTCGCTTCCTTTCTGATACTGCAAAAGGGCATTGATATAATAAGTCGGAGTACCGTTTATCCGGCTATTCAGGATATTCGATATATCAATGGCGAACACATCCAGCAAACATTCAAAACTATATACCACCGCAGCAAAAGTCCACGTGATACCGTTCAGAATGGAAAGTTTCGAATCACTCGAAAACTCTGCCAGTTCCAGCCGCTTGTTACGCTCGCGGACTGCCTCGTCATAGATTTGTTGAATCGTTCTGCTCATATCTGTAAATCCTATCGTTAATAACAAATTCCCAGGGTGCGCCCTCATTCCAGGCAGGTTCATGCGTGAGCACCCATATCGCTTCCATCCCCGAACCTGCCACATACCGCCCGTTGGCATCTTTTGCAGGTTCCCGGCATTCGCCCGACGGCTCGCATTCCAACACCACCCGGCAACTGCGCCGGTTATCATGCTGTTTGACCAACCCCGTTAAATAATCGTCTATCGCAGGCTGGCGAAAAACCGTACCACATAGCGAAAGGAGCATCAATCCCTTCAGTTCCAGAAGCGGGGTTAACACCTCTGTCTTCAACCCGTCCAGGCACAGTTCAAAAACGCCCGAAAGCAGGGGCAAAGATTCAATGCTCAATGCCGCATTTTTCAAAACAAACCGTTCCACATAAACTGGTCTTAATATATACAGCTCCGAAAGACGTAATTCGCTGAAATCCAAAGACTGAAATCTCCCTTCCATATACAGTGAAACCTTGCGCTTTCCACCCACCGGACTGTCAAACAAATGGTTTAATCGAACCGGGTTGCCGTCCGCTGTGACTACCTCCGCAGCCGAATTGTCCCCCCAGTCGATTTCCAGTTTTCCATGGCCCGAAACGGTAAATCCGGTACTGATTGCCTCATGGGACAAATACAGTTCAACCGTAAGCGGCAAACTGAACGACTTCGGGTACACATGCAACTCGCCTGAGGCGGGAGTAATCCCGTGCGTTTGATAGTATGCCACCACTTCCTTATTAATCCGGTAACCGTCTGTATAAAACAGCATGTCGCCGGCCTGTAAATCGTCCTCCAGCGAAAGCGATTCATTATTCGCCAGCAAATCGGTAATCCCTTCAACCGAGCCGTAAACATGAAGGGCGACATCATATATATTTTGTCCTGCGATAACTTTATAACTACCCATTTTTCTCCTTTACTTCCAATAATAACTCTCCCGTAGCCGAATCCATATAGGCATTTACAATAAGCATATTGTCCGCTTCAAACTCGCTTTGCAACTTGGCAGCCAGACCGGTATTCTCGAAATTCCCGTGCAAATAGTCTATCAGTCCGACACCCGTCAGGGGATGTTGGTACAAATTCCCGGCTGAGGCTTTCAACAGAAAGGTTTCATTCTGAGCAAGCGATGCCTTAATCAACAAATCGGTTTCATGTCCGCTATACAGCCTCAACACGCCGCCCGATAAGACAAGGTTGTAATAGTTTCCGCTATTCAGACGGCGAAATTCCGCCAGCCGGATTTCTCCGCCGTCAGGCAGAACAACCTCATACCAGTGCCGGTTGGTCGTCGGGTTCACCACATACTCGGACGGATCTTCATCCCCGCCCACACGGAACCGGATCATCAGAATCTTGTACACCGCCCGGTAGGGCACATACACATGGGCCTGAAAACCGTCCTTTACCCGCTTTTCGCTCCCTTTTGGAAGAATAACCTCACCATAACAGTAAGTATCGTTGTCCAATCCTTCCATCTCATCCGGCAACACAAAATCATAAAGCGCTTTTCCTACGATATTGTCCGTAGTTTCCAGCTCTCCGTATGCCGTATCTATTTGTATATCCTGTCTGGCCATAATTGTAAACACCTTACATTTCAATTCTGTAATACCCTTTATTTCAAAAAGATTACAAAATACGAGACAACTCTATGGAGTTAAAAAATCCCGGCCGCCTGCAAGAGCGACCGGGATAGCTCACTCTGTCCGAAGAATAGAGTGAAAGGCAGAGAATGGTTTAAATCAGACGGCAAGGCCATCAAAAATCTTTTCAACGGTAGCCCACATATCGTCAGGCAGGCTTTCGTCCGAAATCTTCTCACACACCTGTTTCAGATAAGCCGCTTCGTCCCCCGAAAATTCCACCTGCAATGCGACCTCCTTTTCTACGTCCCATTCGATACGTTTGGTCTCCGTATCCTCTCTCAGGTTGATTTCCGAACGTTCCGAATCGGAAATATCGATTTTACGGACAATCTCCTTTTTCAGGTTAAACTGCTTAAAATTTCCCTCCTTGGGTAAGAGCGCCGGGATATACAACCGGTCCTTTACTGTTAATTCCATGCTTACTTTTTATTGGTTTACTTCAAACGAATAGCGGCTATCGGTCGGAAAAGTTTTCCGGCTGCTGCATTTCACCGGCACTTTCTTTGATTTTTTCAACAAACTTGTCGAAATCGAGAAAGTATAGCGACGTTTTGCCTTGCCCGGCAAGACTACAGAAAATATTCCCGTTCTCATAAGTAATATATCCCACGTCCACTTTTTCGATGCCGTCCGGCTGGATAGCTTGTACGTTAGCATGGATACGGGTCAGCACTTCATTGACCAGCACATATTCAATCACATAAGTCGCATTGGCAGTGGTTTCCTCTGCCGTCTTTGTCAAAACAGTATTTGTAATATTCATAACTAAAATTGATTTTATCCAGAATAGGGTATCGGGGCAAAAAAGGTTTACCTGTTACGACCAATCTGCCGTACTGAATACCTGAAAACAAAATGAACCCTCGTTTGCCGATGAATCATCCTGCGTTTGCACATAGAAATACGAGCTGTAAATCCCGATAATGGTCGCATATATCGGCGTGCCCGTGTAATAACCTGTCATTTGGACAAAGTATTTACCGCTCAGGTTCCAAGGCAGATATACGGTATAACGCCCGGTTCCAGTACGGCTGATTGACATTCTTGTCCCATCAAAAGTCTTTTGTCTCAAAGATGCGCTTGTACCGGATAAGGTGACAATTCCAGAAGCCAGAATTTGCAGGAAACTGCCGTACTTGCCGGTACACATAATATCTCGACGATTGATTACTATCCAGCCAAAAAAAGTGGCATTGTCACCGTAGCCCAACAGCTCGACAAGTTCACGCGAGAAACTGATGGAGGTTTTCTGTATGCCGTCTTCAAAGAAATATTTTCCCGACGGGGCCGATATGGTCATATAACCAACCGTTGTATTGCCTCCCCATTTATAATTCACCAGCGTCACCCGTCTTCCGCTTTGTTCCAAAGACCATGGCAACGCTATATTCTCATCCCAGGAACCTCGGATTGCCACAATGTTATCATAGTTGTTAAAGTTTTCCTGGGTGGAGGTGTCGCCACCAATCCAAATCGAAGAATCATTTAATACGAATTTGTTTCGCACACTGCCCTGAATACGCACATTATTGAATACCGCTCCTTTGGCTGTCACATTACCCTTCGTATCCCACGTAATATTGCCGTTGGCTAATTGACCGGAACCATCATTATTTAAACGCCATCTGCTCCCGTTGATAATCGAACCGTCCGATGACAGGGCAACGCTGTTTTTATATATCTGTGAAGAATTAATATTCCACCCTCCGATAGTGCCTCTGACGAAAGTGCAGGTTAATCCGTTAATATATCCCGCATTGATAATATTCGCCCGGATACTGGCTGCATCCAGTTTTGCCGAAGTAATGCTGCCTGCTGCAATCCGGTCGGCACTAATCGTCCCCGCTGTAATCTGGCTGGCATTCAATGTGGAAGTATATATACCGTTCGCATCAATCGTAGTCGTGTACTTCTCCGTCGAAGTTACGTCAAATACCGTAGCATAAGCCAACCACCATTGAACGGGACTGCTGGCAGTGCCTGCATTACCCGTTAAAGCAAAGAAATGAGTAGAGGAAAAATTTGAAGTACCGCATATCACTTTGCAAATGTATTCACACCAATTTCCGGTTCCTGCCGTAGGTGTCAGCCACTTCTGACTTCCTCCCGTACCCATGCTGTTTGTATGGAAACTGATGTTCCTTCCTACAGGTATCTTGGCTATGATTCTCGTTATAAAAATCTTGCGATAGGACGTGACAGTTCCAAAATTGAAACCTCCACAGTAAGGAGATGCTGCACCGGCATTTTTAATAAGCAGGACACGTTTACTGTCATTGGGAGCCGTACTGTCGGAAACACGGGTTATGGTCACTGTCCCGTTGCCGCTATTATTATATAAATTGATGCTGTTATTTCCATTATAAAAAGTCGGGTCTCGGTATAACATCTTTCCGAATGCCATGGCGGAAGCCAGTTCCTGAGCCGTCGTTATCCCCGATGTCCATTGCACCGATACCGAAGAAGCAAAATTCACCGCTCCCGAAGCATTCCACGATATATTGCCGTTGGCAACCTGGCCGCTGCCGTCATTATTCAACTTCCAACGGCTGCCATTGGTAATCGATCCGTCAGCACCCAACGAAATATTGTTCTTCCAGATATGCGTATGGTCGAAAGCCCAGCCCGCAATTCGATTGTAAATTTCCTTGCTTCCCGAACGGCTGTAATTCGCCGACAGGCAGAAATATTCCTGATGGTCCCACGACATCATTTGTATGCCGATAAATCCGGTTTTTACCCCGTTGCCGGCTGATGCAACCTGACCGAAAACAATATGCCCCGCATTACTGCTCTGATGCCAGGTCATAACGATGCCAAAAGGCCGGTAAGCCCCCGAATACCAGTAACCGCTTCCCGTTCCGGCAGTTCGGATCTGAATGGGCGTTGTACCTACACTACCCACAGAACCGGTATATATATAGTTACTGCCTATTACCCAGCCGCCGATTGTTCCCCTCACAAACGTACAACTCAAACCGTTGATATACGCCGTGTTGATGATATTGGCCTTAATACTCGCCGCATCCAGTTTTGCCGAAGTAATGCTGCCTGCCGCAATGCGGTCAGCACTGATAGTCCCCGCATTAATCTGGTTGGCGGTGAGCGTTCCCGTATAAATTCCCGTACTGCTGATATAAGTCAAGGGATGTGACGCCAGTGTGGAATCATTTCCCTGCGCCAAAGCAATAAAACGGTGACGGCGAATCTCCTCTTCAACACTTGCAGTTAAAGTCCGGGGGGCAGGGGCGTAAGACTTATAGTCTCCCGATTGAAATATCAGGTCTGAACTGTAAGCGATTTGAGGGGCAGAAGGGATAGGCGAAGGGCTATACGAACCGTTTTCTATGGTCTGGTCGGAATAAATATGATAAACAGCCCCCGTTGTGCCGCCACCTCTTAAAAAGACAGCAAACATACAGGAATTTCCACAATGTGCTGCCCCCGCAAACATCCGGGAATAACATTCTGACAATTCATATACATCCCACGAATACGAGGCGCCGCCCCAACCCCCGAAATTCGTCATAATAGACAGAATCAACCCGCCTTTATGGGTACTGCTGTTGTTATCCCAGTCAGAAGGGGCTTGTTCAGAATAATTGCGACGGATAAGGATAGTTCGTTTGTGGCTTTGGTCGCCACCTTTGAATATCACCGGATAATACTTTCCCGACTCTCCGTTTATTACGATTCTCTTATAATAGCGATAGCCGTAATTCGCACTCTTCGCTGCCTCAATATCATTCTTCCATTTCAAGGAAACAGAATCACCGAAAGTAACGTTACCAGCAGCATCCCACAGGATATTGCCGTTAGCGATTCGGCCCGACCCGTCATTGTTCAGACGCCACTTCATGCCGTTATAAAGACTTCCATCTGAACCTAAATAAACGCTGTTCTTGTATATTTGGGCATTATCGAATGTCCATCCGGCAATCCGGTTCGTACTTCCTATCTGTGCAACAATCGCTCCTGCCGAATTGGTCGCATACAGACCGAAATCCGTATTGCTGTTATAATACAATTGCACCCGGTGCCCGCTGGTAGCGCTGGATGAAGCCCCGAACACGGCAATGCGTTTATTGGCTTTATCCAATACAATCTGTCCGCCCGACAAGGTAGTACCGTTAATTGCCCATCCGCCGATGGTTCCTTTAGTCACATTCAAAGTCAATGCCTGGATATTCGCCGCTGTAATCAAAGCGGATTTCAATTCGGTTGTATTCAACCGGGCAGTATTTATCGTACCGGCAGAAATCTGGTTGGCATTCAACGTACCGGTATAAATGCCGTTGCCATTGATATAGGTGTTACGCTGTCCGTTGACAGATACGCCTTGTGGCACGCCGTTGACGACCAGAGTGGACAATTCCGCATACGGGGCGGGGGTCCCCCCGCC